TTTGACCATCATCACTCATTAAAATTTGATGGCCGGCTGCTGATCGAATTCTTACTAACTGGTCACGTCCAATTAAGTCACCGTCATCCATTACTATTGAATGGCCGGCACGCCTAGATACAATTGCGAGTCCGTTATCATCTTTGCCTTCTTTTGCAGCCTTAGCAATAGTTGCATCTGTATAACCGCCTGCATATATAGGTCTTCCGGGGCTACTTACGCCCCATCCAACCCTGGATGGACTTTCACGTTGGGCTCCGGTAGTAATTGGTCCTCTTATAGAATCTCGTAAAATACCTTGCTTAAACATTATTGCTGCAAGGTAAGAATGAATAGGTTTCTTTGCAGTTAAAAATCCATCACTATTTGCCAAAGATTCATTGTTAGTGTTTATGTTAGTTACGGGAACTTGTTCGGCTCCACCATAACTTTGATCTTCTGAATTAGTAAAAGTAACCTCATCCATTTTAGCAGCACCTATAGCCGGAACCATATGCAATGATTCTGGTTTAGGAGCACATCCTATATAGAATCCAAAATTTGGATCCCCATTAATAAAGATACAGATAACAGTAGAGTTTAAATCAGGAGGGCTATTCCAAACACCGTAACTTACAGAATTTCCAACATAACTTCCTTCAGAATCTTCGCCGGCGGTTGCCTCTACTAATCCATAAAAAGGACTCATATATGATACTGTTGCCCAATTGTTAGGATCATCCGGATCATCTCCACCTATGTCAGATATATAAACCTGAATTCTTCCTGCTCTGGTAGGATCTATATTATTTTTAACCACGCCAAATACAGGAACATTGCGTATTACCGCGCCGCCGGCGTCAGGCTTAGTTGACTGAGTAGATCCGGCTGTTTTAAAAATATCTTCCATTTTATCTTTCTCTTCCTACAGTAGGATTGGTACCACCTATCGGAATGCCTAACTTATTTCTTACCCTGTTAATTAATGAACTACTCTCTCTACCTTCTTCTAGTCCCAATCCAATTTTAATTCTAGAATTTACATCTAGTTTTGCATCATCATCTGCCACACCTTTTGCTGAGGTTGACTGTGTAGATGTTGTCGAGGCAACTGTGTTGGCTACTGAGGCTCCTGTAGTACCTCTACTCACTGTAGTATTTTTTACTAAACCTACTACAGGTGCCGAGCTTACTGAAGTAGAACTCTGCGAAGTTGTACTTGGTATCGCAGTATTAATTCCCAATTCTCCTAATGAAGAAGTATTAGAACCGTTATTATTTTCCCTACCTTCTTCAACTAATTTAGGTCCCTCTACATCACCAAATGTATTGAAAGTTAAATCTAATCGTTGAGTGAATCTACCAGATTTAAAAGTATGTGTTATTGTGGCAAGCCTATAACTAACTGCCCCTTGTAACTTTTCTGCTATATTTTTTGGATAATTCCAAAATAATATATCATGATTTAATGTCATAGTACCTTGATTATTATCATAATCGACCGCCTCTACAAATTTTATTTCAATAAACACTTGTCCTGCACTATAATTTATAGTATCATCTTCATTGTAAAAGCCGTTAAGATCATTTGATGGTGGAGGGGTAGGATTAGATAGATAATCAGGATCTCCCAAGATTTCTATTTTAGCAGTAGCCCAAGATCCACCGTCTGCCAAATCTGTTTGAATAGAATTTTGTGCCTCTTTACCTACATTTAACTTACCTAACCTATCAGTATACGTTCTTTTTCCAGTTCCTATAGGTATATTAGCGGATCCACCTGAGGCATCACTCGATGCTTCCTCAGAAGATCCTGCTAAAGCAACTACAAAATAATTATTGTTTAAAGTTTGACTATACTTGATAATTTCTGAATTTTTTCCAGTATACCAATACTCATACCTTTTCACTGGGCCGTAGTACGGTGCAGTTTTGTCTGCTACTACTGACTTAATTACTGGTATTTCATAGGTTCTTACTTGATAAGTTATATCATAAACCCAATCTTTAATTTTTCGATCAAATTTGGCATTAGAAACAAAAGGGGTTACAGTAAACCATTTTAAACGTTTGTTACTGTTTATAGGTATCGATTCATCACCGTCATTTGTTTCACTAGGTGTTTCTTCAGATGAATATACTGATTTTAAACCATTAACTAAATAATCACTCTGTGTAATTACACTAGTTATTGCCTGTATTATAGGTGTTCCGGGGTTGAAAGCAATAACACGTTCTTTATTATTTGGTTGAGCCTTTATTTCTAGGTTTGCGTTTACTGTAGTTTTATCTTTGGGAGCAGCCATAGGCCATTTGATTTTATTATAATCACCAGTTGCAACTATACTTGATTTTGCTATTTCATCCGCATCATCTACATATTCTATAGCATATGTATTAGGGAATTCTCGTCCTTCTATAGTTTGGTCTTTAGTTAGTTTTTCCATCAACTCGTCTAATAATTGACCAACGGTTGAACCTGATAACTGTCCAGCACCTTTATCAATCAGTCCTCTCTTTGTACTATAGGCAGCTTGAATAGAAGTGACCGCTGCTTTTATATTATATACTGTGCTTTTTCCGTCTATACTAAATCCAACATCTTTAAAAACTATATCGTAGTAACGTTGAAAACTAGGATCTGAAACTTCAGGGAGTGATTTAAGTAAATTACCTTCAGAATCATAGCCCAAAAATTTAATACCTAATATAAAAAGTTGTCTAGTAGGGTTTTCACTTTCTGAGTAATTTATTGTTTGCGAATATTTTGATAGTGCTATTTTCGCTCTTTTCATATTGGTTATAAAAGAAAATCCATATGGTTCAACAATGTTGAAACTAAGATCATAACTTACCGTAGTGCCATTAGCAGAATTTGATCCTGATACTGCTGCCTTTATTTCTAAATTATCTATGTAGTAATCAAACTCAAATCCCGGAGCCCTAGTGGCGTCATCGTTGATACCGCCACTTTGTGCAATTAAATATGCACCACCTACACCAGATTCTGTTTCATTGGTTCCGTTTTTAGCAAAAATATTTTTTCTTCCACTTTGATTAAATGCATCGTATGCATCCGGAGAGATCATATACAACGATAATTGATAGGTGTAACTAGAATATATGCTCAATGGATTACCTAATCGGGTCCCTACACCATATTCATTTCCGGCATTTTTTATCGGAGAAGGAGAAGTGGTTGAAGGTGGATTGGGTTGACCATTGGGTCTTGCTGCCTGAGCCAACACAGAATTAAGCGAGGTTAATCTAGCCGTTTCTGCGGCGCTCTGTTCTATAGGAGGAGTCTCATCATTATTTGTTACTATTGCAGAATTAGTATTATATCCCTCTAAATCACCCAAAATCGCCATTATTATATTCCCAACGCAGATTTTAATGTACTCATAACCGGTATATAAATTTCTTTGCCTGTTATAAAATCAAAGTAAGGATCCTTTAATCTATTAGGATTTCTTTGTGCAAACACCCACCAAAGTCTAGAATCATTGTATAAATCATATGCTAACAAATCAGGTCTATATTCATACACGGTAGTTATGGTCCAAAGTATATCACTTGCCAATGAAGGGATAGGTCGGTTAATCATTACATCTAAAAACTTGTTTTGTGCGATTGAAGATAGATAATAAGGACTAGATGATTGATATATGTTATTGTTATTTGTAGCCATCACCAAAATCCTCCCAATTTTCCTGTAGCATAGTCTTTTAGACTGAATCGTTTGCTTACGTCACCTCTACTTATCATGGGTATAGCCTGTATTTGAATTTGCATCTTAGTAGGTACATATGTTATTTTAGTATCTGCACTTAGACTATTCCATTGTGTAGGGGGTGCAGTGCCTCCAGGACTTATTTTAGATGCATTTAGTCGTATTCCTTGTGACTGTCCGCTAGTAGATGAATTGTTACTAAAAGTATCTTTTTCCGTTGAAGTGGCTCTTATATAATCTACATCAGAAGGTAATGAATAAGTAAAATTAGTAATTACTAACGGAGAGCCTGCGAATTGATAATCACCATACCCATCTAAATAGCATACCGGAGGAGGAGTACCATTAACTGGATCTTGATCTTTTCCATAAAACATTTTGGTTACTGATTTGAAAAAATGTATTACTGCTAGTAAATAGTTCGCTTCAAACGTATCTTGTGCTGTAAAATCACAAGTAATACCTATATTATCAACTGAACTTAGGGTATAATTATACATTTTAAAATTACTATGTATTATATCGCTCATTTGATAACTTGCACTATATCCTATCTGAATCGACGGAGTATAGGGGAAAATTACGCCCTCTGATGCTTTCAATGGTGCTAAAATTCCTGGGGGTGAAGCATTATATAGATAATTTGAATTTGGTGCCAGTCTTAATTTTACTCTCCAATCTTTTAATGCAGAATAATTATATTGATCTTGAGCAGTTGCTTGTTTTCTAGCCTCTATGGTTTGCCCTGGAGTAGCCCTTCGATTTGTAGGAGCAGTAAATTCAGGATTACTAGAGAATGATGAAGTTATATCGCTATCTTCCGATGTAGGCTCATCAGGAATACTCGGAACCGCTATTCCATTTCTTCTTAGAATTTCATCTAAATTTGATTTAGATTGGTCGTATTGAGCGATAGTGGCATCTGAATCATCGATTATTTTTTGTGCCGCTATTAAAGCATCAGTTTGACTCTGAGGTGGCTCTGGTTCTTCAGTTATATCCGCCTTGGGCTCAGGTAGAACTGTCTCAGGAATAGGATCGGGTGAAGTATTACCGCCCGGTTGTTCAGACGCTGGACGTGGGGTAGTATTAGTATCAGGTATACCTCCTTCTGCTTTTGCTATTCTTATCGATGCAGTGTTAATGCTTGCTTGTAGATCAACCATTTTTCTAGCAATAGCATCTTTTGCTTCTTCTATTCGTGCTTCTTTCCTGAATGATGCATTATATGCTTTTTGAACAGCAACATACTGATCACTCGTGCGATCAACTCCGGACCTTTGAAGTTCGTTTAATTGATTTTTAAGCCTTGTAGTTTCTCGACCGGTCGCAATGAATTCATCTCGGTTGGCGTCAAGTTGACCCTGCAGTGCATCCATTTGCTGTTCTAGGGCTGCTAAAGACGCTCTCCATTCTTCGACTGTTGTGGGTGTAGACATGTCCGTTTATTCCTTACTACTATTTATTCATAAATAATAGTACTACTTTTACCTTTTTCTTTAAAATCTGTTGCAATTTAGCAACTAATATGATATATTTCTAAAAAAGGCATCTATGACCATGATCAATAAAAAACCAGTCAACTACTTAAATAATAAAGATATTTTAAAAGAAATACACGAAAGTAAATCAAGTTATTGCTATTTTACTAAACCAGAATATCATCGATATGATTTTATCATTGATATGCCACAAGAGTCATTAGAAAAATCATTTGAACATATCTTTAATACAGAAATAATAGAAGAAGCAAAAAATACTAGAGCAGTAAGATTGTCTAATGAGTTAGGTACGGCAGTCACTGCTGAATCTATACCTATCACTGAGTTAGTTTTTAGAGTTATGACATGGGACCATATACCCGTTTCACCAAAACAGCCAAGAAAGACTGTTAAAAAGAAAACAGCAAAAGATATATTTGATTTTGAAGATGCTGACATAGACGATCTTTTTTCCGATTTAGAAGATCAAGCAACTACAAATGAAATTGATGATATGGTTCACGTTAAAGTAAACTTCCCACCATTCCAGCATTATAAAATAGATGAAAATGGAAGTTTGTATTGTGTAGGTAAGAGTCACTGGGTTGGTGGCATTGATAATGGTACGTTTAGTAAAGAACACGGAAAAATAACTAATAAATTAGCACGTATGTATATCATGATGTGTGAAAAATATGCGATGAAATTCAACTGGCGGGGCTATACCTATCGAGATGAAATGCAAGCAAGTGCTATTTTGCAACTAACATATGTGGGATTACGTTTCAACGAGGCTAAAAGTGCTAATCCTTTTGCGTACTATACCGCTGCTATTACTAATAGTTTTTGTAGGGTACTAAACACAGAAAAAAGAAACCAAAATATAAGAGATGACATACTAGAAATAAATGGATTGGCTCCTTCTTGGAGCAGACAGAATTCTTCAAGTACGACATACGAAGAGTGAATATTTTTGGTATAATTCTATATTCTCCCAATCGATTTGTATTCGGCAACGAATAGTAATATCATTATAAAATGAGTAATCTTTTCAAAAAAGCAGCGGTATTTACTGATTTGCACATAGGCTTAAAAAGCAATAGTATTGTTCACAATGAAGATTGTCTTAACTTTGTTAAATGGTTTATCGACACTGCAAAAAAAGAAAATTGTGAAACTGCTATAGTATGCGGCGATTGGCACAACCATAGAGCGAGCATCAACATTCATAGTTTGCATTATTCTATGAAATGTTTGGAATTACTTAACCAATCATTTACTAATGTATATTTTATAACCGGAAATCATGATCTATATTATAGAGAAAAGAGAGATATACATAGCGTAGCTTGGGCTGATTATCTGCCTAACGTTCATGTAATTAATGATATATATACCGAAGGTGACGTTACATTATCACCATGGTTAATAGGTGATGAGTCCAAAAAAATTAAAAAAGTAAAATCTAAATATATATTTGGTCATTTTGAATTAGGTAACTTTTACATGAATGCACAAGTATTAATGCCTGACCATGAAGGATCACTAAAAATAGATGATTTTTTGAATGCTGAAAAAGTATTCAGTGGACATTTCCATAAAAGACAGGCTAGAAAAAATATATTATATATAGGTAATGCTTTCCCGCATAACTATGCAGATGCAGGAGACGATGCCAGAGGTATGATGGTATTAGAATGGGGCAATGATCCTGTATTCTATAGTTGGCCAAGACAACCCGTGTTTAGAGTTCATAAATTGAGTGAGATTCTTGAGCAACCAGAAGCATTTCTTCTCATTGATAGCCATGTAAGAGTTCATTTGGATATCGAAATTAGTTATGAAGAGGCAAACTTTTTACGTGAAACTTGGATTCCAGAGCACAAACTTCGTGAAATGACATTGATTCCAATGAAATTAGATCAAATAGAACAAGCAAGTATAGATAATTTAAAGTTTGAAAGTGTGGATAAGATCATACTTGATCAAATTAATTCTATAGAAAGTAAATCTTTTGACAAAAAAATTCTATTAGAAATTTACAACACCTTATAATAAATTACACATGGACATAAAAAATAGAACAATTTGGTTAGTTAGAGAGCCTAGATCTGGTAGTTCGCAATTAGCGTCATTCTTAACTATACATGTTAATAGAAAATACTATTTTCTAGAATATGATTCCGAAAATAGATTTTTACTTCAATCTTATCTTGGGAATAACAAAAATAACAATAAAGATATTCCACAATTCAATCTAGAATTGTTTCATCCTAAAATCGATGATAATGAATATCTTTACAATACACATTGTTTTAATATTTTACAAATAATACATAGATATAAAAATCCAATAGTAATTAGATGTATAAGAGAAAACAGAGTTGAGCAATTTCTAAGTGTATCTGCACTAAAAACTCCATTTAGAAACTTAACATTCAATGAAGATCCTAATAAAAATATATTATTTCAAGAATTTATAAAACAAAAAATAACACTAAACAAAAATTCATATATAAATTTTTTAAAAATAAAAAAGGAAAATGAGTATCTTTGGAGAACATATATCGAGTCAAAAAATTACGAACACTACACGATATCGTATGAACAAATGATGAAAGAAAATATAAATATACCATCGATGCAATTAAACAAGAAAATATTAGGTTACACGGATCAACTGCCGATCAACTACAAAAAAGCCATGTTTAACAACATAGAAGATGTGTATAAGTGGGATCATGAACTAAAAGCAATATATGATAAATCTTAAAAATTTAACAATGCGTAATTTCCTCAGTGTAGGGAACGTGACCCAAGCCATACAAATTGACAAAGGTGAACTAACCTTAATCTTAGGAGAAAACCTAGATTTAGGTGGGGATGGTGCTAGAAACGGGGTTGGCAAAACAACTATGGTTCAAGCATTATCTTATGCCTTATTTGGACAACCTATTAACAATATTAGAAAAGATAATTTAGTTAATAGAACTAATACCAAGGGAATGCTAGTAACACTAGAATTTAATGTCAACGGTATTGATTACAAAATTGAACGCGGCAGAAAACCTAATGTATTGAAATTCTATGTGAACGACACGTTACAAAAAAATATTGATGATGCCCAAGGTGAAAACAAAGAAACACAGGCTAATATCCAGCGTGTTCTTAATATGACACCCGACATGTTCAAACATATCATTGCATTAAATACATACAGTGAACCGTTCTTAGCACTTAAATCTAACGAACAAAGAGACATAATCGAACAATTATTAGGTATTACTTTACTTTCTGAAAAGGCAGAAGTAGTAAAAGATTTATTGCGTCAAAGTAAAGATGATATTCAACGAGAAGAATTTCGTATTAAAGCAGTAGAAGAGGCAAACAAGAGAGTTAAAGAACAGATTGAAAGCCTAAAACGCAGACAAAAACTTTGGCAAACTAAACATCAAGAAGATTTAGAAAAACTTGCATTACAATATGACAGGTTAAGTAAAGTAGACATAGAAAAAGAAGTACAGGCACACAAAAACTTGTCAATTTATAATCAGCAAGTGCAATTAAAAAATGCATATATTAGTAAAATCGACAGTTTACGAAAAGAAATTACCAAAGAAAACAAAAATAAAACTAAATTAGAAACTGAAGTAAAAACATTAAATGACCACAAATGTTATGCTTGTGGTCAAGAATTTCATGATGACCAACATACATCAGTTCTTAATAGTAAGTTTAATTTACTCACTGAAAGTGAGACTATCTTAAAAGAGTTGAGCCATCAGTTAAATGAATTAGCCGACAATCCTATCCTCGTTTCTGAAAAACCAATTACTCATTATGATACTGAAGTCGAAGCAATCAAGCATAGTTCAGAATTAGAAAATTTAATAAAACAAATAGAATCAAAAACTAATGATTGTGACCCATATGATGAGCAGATTCATGAAATGGAGAGCCAAGCTCTGCAAGAAATTAGTTTTGACTCTATTAATAGAATAACAAAGACTATGGAGCATCAAAAATTCTTGCTAGACCTGTTGACTAGTAAAGACAGTTTTGTTCGCAAGAAAATTATTGATCAGAATTTAAGTTATTTAAATGCTAGACTAACTTATTATTTAGACAAAATAGGTTTACCACATCAGGTGGTTTTTCAAAACGATTTACAGGTTCAAATTACAGAACTAGGAAGAGAAATGGATTTCTATAATCTTTCTAGAGGTGAAATGAATCGGTTAATTCTATCATTGTCATGGGCTTTTAGGGATGTATGGGAGAATTTATATAGCCCTATTAATGTTTTATTTATTGATGAATTGCTTGATAACGGCACTGATGCAGTAGGAATGGAAAATTCAATAAGCATCTTGAAAGACATGACCCGGCGTAGACAAAAATCAATTTGGTTAGTTAGTCACAAAGATGAACTAGCCATGCGAGTAAATAGTGTACTAAAAGTTATCAAAGAAAATGGATTCTCGACTTATGAATCTAGCACTGAGATAGGATAAATTTACAGAGCACCACGATAAAGATAAGTAATTGTATGACTAGCCCACAGAAACAAAAAGGATCAAGTTTTGAGCGAGAAATCGCTCAATTTCTCACCAAAACATACGGTGAATCATTTATCCGTGCACCGGGATCTGGTGCATATGTTGGGGGCAAAAATCAACAACGTAAAGACTTTTTACATGAAGGTCAAATACGTAGTTTTAAGGGTGATATTGTACCCGGTCAAAGTTTTTCAAGACTTAATATTGAATGCAAGAGTTATGCAGATTTTCCATTTCATTTAGTACTAGCAGGCAATTGTAAAGTATTAGACGGATGGATAGATCAAGTTATGGCTGTTTCAGAGCCAATGGATCTAAATGTTCTTTTCATGAAATTTAATAGAAAAGGTAAATTCATCTGCGTAGAATCAAAATTAACTTGGATCACTGATCAATTTTTATATTATACATCAGAAAAACATAATGATTGGCTAATAATAGAATTTGATCACTTTTGGAAATATAACAAAGATATTTTTAAAACATATTCTTCTATTAAAAACAAAGCAGACACCCCGTCGCCTATTCAAAATTTAGAAATCAAAAACATTTTAAGTCTTTAAATTTGTTTGGTCGGGGTTGCTCGACCCTCCTTGAGGAAGCGTGAAATATCGCCGACGGATCTGGAGTAGCAAGGATTAGTATCCTTGGAATACCGAGAGTGCAATCGACAAAGCGAACACTCAACAAGCCTATAACTACTCTGCTTTGATGTTATAGGATGTGCGTTGCCGAAGAGGTGTTATATAAAAACATTATCTTCACTACAGACCATAAACTTTATAGGGCAACCGGTAGCGTAATATATCAAAAATAGGATGATATTACGGGTACAAGCGGCTAGGGTGATGAAGCATGGCAAATTACCAAAGGTAGTGCTGAATAGCACTACCATGGACTCTAAAGCGGCAAATATTAGCCGTATGATACATGACAAAAAGAATCTTTTAGAATAACGAATCTTATACGAACGAAGTGAGTATAGTTCGTAGATGTCCGTAAGGACATCTTGTAAAGATAATATTAAAAATAAATCTTAGTATATGAATAACTACGGATATTATTTTTATCTTTAGAAGAACGGGAGTCCAGATTTTTTTGTTGTTTCTAAATTATTATCGATGAGTTCTTTTAACGCCTCGCGTTCGGTAGTGGACATATTTAAAATATCTTCATATGTCGCACCACCCCTCATATACCATGCCATTGTCATGGCACTTTTTTTAATATCTATTACTATTTTTTCGTAGTCGTCAAGCAGCTTCTGGAAACTATCGGGGTCTAGTTTTAGAAGCATTATTCGAAAAAATCAGATGAGTTCAATGTAAAAGGTTGATCATATTCATGAGTGCAATTTACACATTTGATTTTAAATGGTTTAATTTCAGTTTGTGATCGTAAATCTGCATTATGGTCTCGTATGCTTACGAATAAATTTTTATCACAATTTCTTAAAAAGTCAGCAATAAAAGTTTTATCATCGACTCTAGCATTGGGCGTTTCGATATATTCAATTGCTCCGGTTAAGAGCCTCATGGTTAGTTCAGTAACTTTTTTTAGGGTATCTTTGCTTTTTTCAGTACGTAGTTCTTCGTTGGGTTCTTGCTCTAGCATCATAAACATGCGCTGAATTTCCAACTGTCCTATGCTAGCCTCATTCATTTCACGGTATGTTAATGGGCGAAATTTTATTTTTAAATCAGTAATCTCAAAACTCTCATCATAGTTTCCAGGTTTCATTTGTGCTAGCATGGCTACTAAATTTAACCCATATTTACCTATAGTATCACAAGCTGGACATGATGATTCTATTTCCATTTCAGCACCGTTTGATGCTGCTCTGATACCTATCAATATTGCATCAACGTCCATACTGTTTATAGACCAAGGTTCTTTTATATTAGGTACACAACTTTTAATTAATTCAACCATTGCACTACCATTAAACAACGCATCAGGTGTTTTAGTAGTAATTTCGTCTATTGCAGTCATTGGAAATATAGGCAACTCTTGATTTTCCGGCATGTCTAATACAGCAGGACTGTAATATTTTCCTTGGCTAGGTAGCCTGACATATACTGCTGGTCTACGAAAATATTGCTTTAGTGGATTGTTTTCTAATGCCATTTAAATTCCTTTATAGATAATGGGTATTTGCCCAATAATAAATACATTATATTTATTAGTGAAAAAAATATGGATGAAAATTCTCAGCAAGTGTTAAATGAACTTAAGGAAGCAATGTCTTTCTTAAGTGATAGTATTAACCAAAATACCATGGTTCGTAGGGCTGCACTTACAGACGAACAACGTGAAAGATTGCAGAATACAGAAAGCTTGAGACAAAACAGTTCAGCCAACCAAGAGAGTACTAGGGTAGTTAATGAACGTACCCGTGCTGAAGAGGCACATGCCAAAGCAGTAAAAGAATATCAACAGGTATTTAGAAATTATCATGCAGCATTAGAAAGTTCAATATCAGGAATATCTAAAGCGTTCGAATCATTAATTTCAGGTACTAAAGGTTCTTTTGAAAAATACAATTCAAGCCTAGGTGCTTTTGGTGATGCATCAGCTAGTGTCCTTAAGAATTTTGGTAAGACCGGCGATATATTAGGACATGTAGTAAAAGGTGGTACTACTGTAATAAAATTATATGCAGAACAAGCAGATAATTTACATAAAGCAAATGATCAATTAGCGCAACTGGGTACTGCTGGTAGTTTTACTATAAACCAATTAAGAGAAATGGCTAATGCAGCAGGAATTACGTCTAAGAATATGGACGTTTTGATAAAGCCATTAAAAAGTTTAGGCCCCACGTTAGTTAATTTAAGCACTAATACCGGTGAAGGTGTAAAAGCATTTGCTAGTCTAACAACAATATCTACTCAGCAGCGAGAGCAATTTCAACGCTTAGGTGTAAGTCAAGAACAATTAGTGCAGAATCAAGCCGACTATTTGAAATTGCAGGCAATGTCGGGTGGTAGTTTAAAAAGAGAGATGACTGATAGAAATGCATTACAAAAAGCATCGTTAGAATACACTGAAAATTTATTAGTATTGGCATCTGTTACTGGACAAGATGTTGAAAAAGTTAAACAAGCACAACAAGAACAATTAAATCAAGTAAATTTTCAAGTAAAACAAGTACAATTAATTAATAAAGCTAGGGAATTAGAACAATCAGGAAGAGAAAAAGAAGCCCAAAAATACTTTGATCAAGCAAAAAATATGCGTGAAGGTATGACGCAATTAGCAGGATTGAACAATAAAGTATTATCGGAGGCTGCAAGAGAAATGATGACTACCGGAACAATAACCGGTAAAAATGCACAAGCAGTTGCTAGATTGGGCCTCTCTGATGAATTGTCTAAGTTTGTGTCAACAATTAAAAAAGGGGGCAATTCGCAACAAGCGGCCGGCGCACTACAGGACTCATTTAATCAAAAATTTGGTAAAATGGTTAATGAGGTAGGGTTTGCTGCTAGTCTAAGTGAAGAAGTCGCTGAGGCATTCGGTATAAACAAAGAAACCTTAACTAGATATGTAACTGATCTCGACAAAACATACGCAAAACAATTAGGTGTAGAAAAAGACAAGATAAAAGGTGCTCAAAAATCCGGTACCGATCCCGCGCAAGATGCTAGAGCAAAATTAACCACGCTAGAAATTCAAGCTACAACTGCATTAGATGGACTTATAGGAAAAGCCAACATATTAACCGGTGGATTTGATGCCCAAACTATAGCATTAACTGCATTTGGGGCAGCGGTAGTAGGTGTAACCGGTTACCTTACTGCTATGGCAGGATCTAAATTATTGCAAAAGATAACTGATATAGGATTGACTAGGGGAGGCACTAGGGCTACACCTTTATATGTAGAATCTGTGAGTCCCGGCGGAATAGATTTAGATAGAAGAAAAAAAGGTAAAACCGTACGCAGAAAAGGCAGTGTTCCAAAAACTCCTACTCCTAGTGCAGGTGGAAAACTACCTATAGGAAAAATAGCAGGAGGTGCAGGTGTTGCCGGCGCTGTAATAGGCGGAGTGATGTTGGCCAGTGACTTGAGCGATATTAGTAAACAAGTCAAAAGCGGTGATATAACAGAAGCCGAAGGCACTAAACAAAAAGGCGGAGCAGTAGGTGGTGCGGCAGGTGCTGCTGCTGGCGCGGCCGCAGGCGCAGCAATTGGATCTGTTGTTCCTGTATTCGGGACAATAATAGGAGGTATAATAGGCGGCTGGCTAGGAAGTCAAGGTGGCAAATTACTGGGTGAAAAGATAGGTGAAGGTGTTGCCAAGCAACCAGAGCCCGATATTAAAAAACTAGCAAAAGCTGAAGATATAACACTTAGAAAAGATTCTAATAAACAGACCACAGCATTAAATGAAACAATGTTGTTAAACATAAAAGCATTAGAGGAGTTGACTCAATTATTTAATGACAAGTTGTTTCTTGACACATTTAGTGAGCAAGGAGGTACTGATGAAGAAAAATCTAATCTAAAAGAAGAGATTCTTAAAAGAATTGGTTTAGGATCTTTTGGAAGCGTCAAATCTACAGGAGCAATTAGTGGTGGCAGTGGTCCTAGTGCAGCCGATATATCAGCAGCAATACAACCTATAAAACCCACAGTAACCGGTAAGCAATTTGCAGATGAAATGTATGCTAACTTGATTAAGGAGGCAAAAAAACAAGGGGTTCAAAATCCGGAAGCTATAGCAAAATTAGGAGTAGCACAATCTGCAATAGAAACAGGCTGGGGCAAATATCTCGCCGGCGGCAATAATTATTTTGGAATTAAGGCTCGGCCAGGCGATACTAGTAATACACAATCTACTAAGGAATGGGATCCAAAAACTAACTCTTATGTCACTATTAAATCAGCATTTAGAAGCTATGCTAATATGTCAGAATCTGCGGCTGATTATGTTAGATTTTTAAAAGAAAATAGCAGATATAAAGATGTTTTGGCAGCAAAAACAATTGACGATGCAATTACTGCTCAAAGTAAAACCGGATATGCAACAGATCCAAGATATGGTAACAAGTTAAGATCAGTGGTTTCTGGGTTAGACAATACAGCAACGCAAGACCCAAAAGTCTCTACTACAGCATCTTCGACAAAGCCTCCGTTATCAGTTAAAGCTGCCTTTGGTTCTGTTATAGAAGGACCTAATTCTGGTTATCCTGTTGATTTGACTGCTCATGGCAGAGAAATTATATCTCCTTTAAAAGCCGGATCATTATTGGAATTGCTTTCAAATACAACAGCATCTGCTGGGTTTGATCAATCTTCTAAAATTTCAAATGATAGTACTAGCACAGACATGAATACTGCACTTCGAGAAATCTATAGGATGAATGAATCATTTAATGGAATGATGTTGAGTAAACTAGATACCATGATTGATAAACTTTCAATTGGCAACGATACTCAATCTAGTATATTGCAATATACTAAAATTTGATTAAATAGTATATAACCTTAGTATAAACTCATGACATATAAAAAACGTTTTTTAAATAAAAGTGGTGTATCTAGTCCCATTTCAGGTGCTAATAGCAATAATGGTGCATGGAATAATACTCAATCAAATTCATCAAATGCTGGGATGAATAATTTTGATTGGGGATATCGAAACTATATGAGTCGATTACCCGAAGTTTATACAGGGCATCCTAATCGTATAGAAAGATACAATCAATATGAAATGATGGATGTAGATGCTGAAATAAATGCATGTTTAGATATAATTTCAGAATTCAGTACTATGCGTAATGACCAAAATAAAACGCCATTTATGCTAGAATTCAAAGACGAGCCTACTCCCCATGAAGTAGAATTACTAAAAACTCAATTGCAGCAATGGTGTAAAATCAATGAATTTGATGTCCGTATATTTAAAATTTTTCGAAATGTAATTAAATATGGTGATCAGGTTTTTGTAAGAGATCCGGAAAATTTTAAACTATATTGGGTAGATATGGTTAAAGTTATCAAAGTTATTGTAAATGAAAGTGAAGGTAAAAATCCCGAACAATATGTGTTAAAAGATTTAAATATAAATCTTCAAAATTTATCAGTAGCACAGAAAACAAATACTGATTTTGCTGCTAATCCGGCTACTGGGTTAGGAGGAACCGGTGGTGGCACTAACACTCCTTATACAGTTCCTGCGATGCCGTACAATACTACAGGTAGTAGATTTACTTTAGGTCAGAGTGAAAGCGCAGTAGATGCAAAACATGTGGTACATTTGAGTTTAACTGAAGGATTAGATAGGTTTTGGCCGTTTGGTCAATCTATATTAGAAAACGTTTTTAAAGTATATAAACAAAAAGAACTACTTGAAGATGCGGTACTAATATACAGGGTACAACGCGCACCTGAACGTAGGATGTTTAAAATTGATGTTGGTAACATGCCTAGTCATATGGCTATGGCATTTGTAGAAAGAATAAAAAATGAAATACATCAACGACGAATTCCTAGTGTATATGGTGGACAATCTGTAGTGGATGCTACATATAATCCATTATCTATGAATGAAGATTATTTTTTCCCAGTGACTGCTGATGGAAGGGGATCAAGTGTAGAAGTTTTACCTGGAGGACAAAACTTAGGTGAAATTGATGATTTGAGATATTTTAACAACAGATTAGCAAGGGGATTAAGAGTGCCTAGTTCGTACCTACCCACCGGCCCAGATGATAATACTACTCCACTTAGTGACGGTAGGGTAGGAACAGCAATGATACAAGAATTTAGATTCAACCAATATTGTGAAAGATTGCAAAATTATATTGCAATGAAGTTAGATGAAGAATTTAAATTGTTCTTACGTTGGAGAGGATTTAATATCGATAGTGGGTTGTTTAACATAAAATTTAATCCACCACAAAATTTTGCAGCATATAGACAAAGCGAGTTAGATACTGCTAGAGTTAATACCTTTTCTTCTATTGAACAACTACCTTATATGAGTAAAAGATTTTGTTTAGAAAGATTCTTAGGTTTGTCTGAGGAAGAAATATCTAAAAATGAGCAATTATGGAGAGAAGAAAATAATAAAACTGATGATGTTGCTCCCGCAGGTCAAGATTTACGTAATGTTGGGGTAAGTGTAGGTGATATAGAATCTGACGAGCAAACAGGTGAAGAAATGAATCAACCTGAAACATCCGAAGAAACACCCAACGAAACAGAAACAACTGGTCCGGTACAATCAGAACCTTCTACTTTACCGCCAGCTGGTCCTAGTGCACCAGCCTAAATATAATCTATAGCAATAAATACTTTATAGGAATACCAAATGAAATTATTTGAAATGTTTAATCCAGCTATAGAAGGTTATCAAGATGTTGCACAAGATAATAGTAAGCCAGTTTGGAAACAATCTAGAAAGACTAAGTTAACACTAAAACAAATAAGAAAACTACGTAAAATGCTAGATGTTCGTAATTACGAAAAGAAACAAAATCTGAAAAAAATTCATACTCAGTATGGACCTACTGCAGAGGCACCAAGTCCTACTGTTTAAAAAAATTTATTATTCTTTCGCACATCTTTACTGATTCATCATGTGACGGATGAATGCCATCAGGAAAAATATTAGGATTCTTTTTTCCTATATCTAAAATTGTTTTTTCTGCATCAAGTTCTTTTATTATGTCATCAGTGCATTTAGGTGAAATATTTTTGATAATATCTAGTGCATTATACATGCCTAAACTTTGATTTGTTGCAAGTTTTTTCCCCACCATTTCTGAACGCCAATCTTCTACTATGAAGTCTGCCCATGTGTATTTTTCTATGTCATATATAGGTGCATGGCCTCCAATTATAGCCCATTTGGGACCGGGAAATTCTTTACGAATTTTATTGTAAAATTCTATTATGGAATTAGAACTGAGATCAAGGTATTCTTTGAATGATAAAGAATGATCAGTAAGGTAGGCATCGCGCAACAAAGAAGTGAAATACCAAACGATTAAATCTACTTTTCTCTCATTGGCCATCAGATAAAAATACGCGGATTTTAAACTATTCATATTACCTTGCCCCATTATAGAAATATTAACACTATAATTTGGTTCTTGGTTATATTCTTTATGGCCCCATGGTGAAACAGTTGCCCAACTGTCGCCTATAATTAATGTATGCATAATAGAATATATATGCAATTTCACATAAAACCGTAAAAAAATAGTAGTTATTGCGCTGTTTTTTAAGATACTCAATAAATACTTATTACAAAGCCATTCATATTCAGGAGAAAATTATAATGGATAACAAAAAATTCGAACAACTAATTGATTTAATTATCAATGAAAATGAAGAACAGGCTCGTGAACTATTTCATGAAATTGTTGTAGAAAAATCAAGAGAAATTTATGAATCTATCATGGATGAAGAAATGATGGATTCACAAGAAATGGTAGGTGAAGTCGGTGATCTTATGGATGAAATTACTGCTGAAGAGGCCGGCGGCATGGTGGAAGGTGAAGATGAAGAAATGGTAGATCTTGATGCAGACGAAATGGATGATCAAGAAGGTTCAGATGAAGTTGAAGATGCAGTTATCCGTATTGAAGATAAGTTGGATCAATTAATGGCTGAATTTGAACAAATCATGGGTAATGATGAAGAAGATTTCGGCGATGAAGAGGAAGAAGATTTCGGCGATGATGAGTCTGATGAAGAAGAGTTTGACGATGAAGAAGATGAATTTGATGCTGAAGATACAGTAGACGAAGAAGTTATGGAATCTATCACCCTGAAGAAAGTTTCCGCAATACACGGTGATAACGGTGACAACACCAAATCAGTAGCATTAAATCAACCTAAAGTTAAAGCAGCCGGAGTTAATCCTGTAAGATTCAGTGGACAAGCAGAATCAGTTCCTACAAGTCCTAAGGCTCCAGGGAATGCATACACTAAAGGTGAAACACAAGTTAAACATGCTGGACAATTTAAAAATGCACCGGCACAGTCAAGTCAAGATTTAGAAAAGGCTCCTGCCCCTAAGCAAGGTGATGACGGATCTAATACAAAAAGTCCAGTTGCAGAATCTAAAAAATCTGTAAAAAAAGTAGTTAGATAAGGAAATAAGATCAAATGGCTTTGTATCTTAAGGAACACCTAACTTTTGACCGCGCTAATATGGTGGTCGAAAGTGACGGTGAGGGGAGTTTGAAAAGCCTTTATATGAAAGGCATTTTCATTCAGGGAGGGGTAAAAAACGCAAATGAGCGTGTTTACCCCGTTTCTGAAATAGAAACCGCCGTTGATACTTTAAACAAACAAATACAAGAAGGGTACTCGGTACTCGGGGAAGTAGATCACCCTGACGATCTAAAGATTAATCTAGATCGTGTATCTCATATGATTACTAGTATGTGGATGGACGGTCCAAATGGTTTCGGCAAACTTAAGATTTTACCAACTCCAATGGGTCAATTAGTAAAAACCATGTTGGAGAGTGGTGTAAAACTTGGGGTGTCTAGTCGAGGTAGCGGAAACGTAAACGATTTAGACGGCCGTGTTAGTGACTTTGAAATAGTCACTGTGGATATTGTCGCTCAACCAAGCGCACCTAATGCTTATCCAAAGGCAATTTATGAAGGGCTTTACAACATGAAGCATGGACATAAGTTACTAGATATAGCAAAAGATGTACAAGGTGATAAAACAGTACAGAAATACTTGGCTGAGGAAGTAAAACGCCTCATCAAGGATCTGAAAATTAAATAAAGGGGAATAAGCATGTTGGATGCTATAAAACCATTACTTGACAGCGGTCTTATTAATGAGGATATAAGTGCTCAATTAAATGAAGCATGGAAAACCAAGTTAGATGAGGCACGTGATCAAGTTCGTGCGGAACTCAGAGAAGAGTTTGCACGCCGTTATGAGCATGATAGAACTGTGATGGTAGAAGCCCTAGATAAAATGATAACAGAAGGTCTTGAAAGTGAGATTTCTGAGTTTCATGTAGAACGCCAGTCTTTAAATGAAGATCGTGTAAAAGCACAACAAAAACTTCGTGAAAGTGCCGGCAAATTCAATGATTTTATGATAACAAAATTAGCAGAAGAAATCAAAGAATTACGTAATGATCGTAAAGCAATGAAAGAAAGTCAAGAAAAATTGTCTCAATTCATAGTACACGCTCTTGCACGTGAAATTAAAGAGTTCTCACAAGATAAGAAAGCAGTCGTTGAAGCAAAAGTAAAGTTAGTTGCAGAAGGTCGCAAACAACTTGAACTACTTAAAGAAAAATTTATTTCTGAAAGTGCTAAAAAAATCAACAATTCTGTTACATCACATCTTAAAGGTGAGTTGTCACAATTAAAAGAAGATATACAAGTTGCACGTGAAAACAATTTTGGTCGCAAGTTATTTGAAGCATTTGCGAGTGAATTCTCTGTAACTCATTTAAATGAGAAAGCAGAAACACGTAATTTAATATCACAATTAAAAGAAAAAGATCAAAAATTAGCCGAAGCCAAGAAAATTATGGATAATGCTAAGACATTGATTGAGAGTAAAGAACGTGAAGTTCGTATCATTAAAGAGTCTAATATTCGTGAAAAAACAATGGCTGAACTACTTTCACCATTGAACGAAGAAAAAGCATCATTGATGATGAACTTACTAGAAAGCGTACAGACAACAAAATTGAAAGTTGCTTTCGATAAGTATTTACCAGCCGTTCTTAACAAAGGTGTTTCTGAAAAGAAAGTAGTTGAAAAACAAAATCTTGCAGAATCTAAAGTTGTTACTGAAGTAACTGGTGATAAATCTGCCAAAAAACAAGTTGAAGTGGATGAAGGTGTAGATAATCTAATCGACTTTAAGCGTTTGGCAGGGCTATAAAAACGACATCTATTAGGAGAAAATTAATATGTCTAAAGTTTTATTAGAAAGCCGTTGGGACGAGACTAAAGATGCCCTGTTAGAAGGCTTAAAAGGCACTCGCCGCTCAACAATGGGTGTTCTCTTAGAGAATACTCGCAAGCAACTACTTGCTGAGAGTTCAGCAGGTACAACAACTGCAGGTAACATTGCAACACTAAATCGTGTTATTCTACCAGTTATCCGTCGTGTAATGCCAACCGTTATCGCTAACGAATTAGTTGGTGTTCAGCCAATGACAGGACCAGTTGGTCAGATTCACACACTACGTGTTCGTTATGCTAACAAGTTAACTGACAGCAGTGCAGCATCAACCAGTGTAACAGCCGGTGAAGAGGCATTAAGCCCATTCAAGATTGCTCAGGCCTATTCGCGTCAGCCTAGTGGTGTAGCTGGCGATACAGCAACTGAGTACACAGCAGCACCTACAGCAAGCCTAGAGGGCAATGGTGGTCGTCAGATCAGTGTTCAGATTCTACGTCAGGCAGTTGAAGCCAAGAGCCGTAAGTTACAGGCACGTTGGACATTTGAAGCCGCTCAAGACGCACAAAGTCAGCATGGCATTGATGTCGAAGCAGAAATTATGGCTGCTCTAGCACAAGAAATCACTGCTGAAATTGACCAAGAAATACTGCTATCTTTAGCAACATTAGCATCTACTGAATATACATTCAATCAAGCTACTGTTAGTGGTACTGCTACATACGTTGGTGACGAACATGCTGCGTTAGCCGTTCTAATCAACCGTGTTGCTAACTTAATTGCACAGCGCACACGTCGTGGTGCAGGTAACTGGGCAGTTGTTAGCCCAGCATCATTGACTGTTCTTCAGAGTGCAACAACTAGTGCATTTGCTCGTACAACAGAAGGTACATTCGAAGCCCCAACAAACACTAAGTTCGTTGGAACATTGAATGGCGCAATGCGTGTATTCGTAAACAGTTATGCACCTGATACACAACCAGTACTAGTTGGTTATAAAGGTTCTAGCGAGACAGATGCAGCAGCATTCTATTGCCCATACATTCCATTGATGAGCAGTGGTGTTGTTCTAGATCCATCAACATTCGAACCAGTCGTGTCATTTATGACTCGTTATGGTTACATCGAATTAACAAACACAGCATCATCATTCGGTAATGCTGCTGACTATGTTGGGGAAATAGCAGTTTCGAACCTAACCTTTCAGTGAAATGTTAGATTTAACACGGCGACTAGTCGCCGTGTTAACAAAAAGCGCACTTCAGTGCGCTTTTTTGTGGCTTAATTAGTAGAAAGTTAAACAAGACACGTTACAACAATACCTAGACGAAGGTTGGCAACTACGTGGAAAGAAAAGAAAACTATAAATACAATAATGCGTATAAATGAAGTCACCGGCGAAAATACAAGAACAATCTCAGATAAAATTCGAAAACTAAACCTTAACGGTTTTAGTGGTGATTGTCCAGAATCTGCTATATCTATCAATAAAAATGTATTTCAAAATACAGGTAAAATAGTAGGAGTTTTTAATCGTGCAATGCTTGATTACGGTAAACATCCATTAGGTCACGTAGCAGTTTTATATAACGGAGATTACTGGGATGCCGATGCTAAACCAAAAACATTTGATGAAATAGAGTCTTGGGGAATGCTAGATCCTACTGATTTTGAATATGAAGAATTAGCAGATGATTATGGTTTTGATTGGAATGATGAGACGGCAAGTGATGTAATTGTGATTGAATTTAAAAATAACCAGTCATTATTAAATCTTTTTCACCGTACTGACTAAATAATAATATCAACCCTTCGGGATGGGAAGACAAACTGGGAGACTTCGGTCTCCCTTTTTGTTTATAGGATAATATCGCTGTCTACCGTGATATCTAGTATAGATTTTTTCTTTGATCTTAAGTTCTTTTGATGTATTCTATTACAGTTTGCACACAAAGTTTTTAGATTGCTTTTTTCTTTATTCTTTTTGTTACCATCTTTATAGATAATATCTAATTGACATTTATCTTGTGGTATAAAATTACACTCTTCACAACTATTTTTTTTATGTAACAGATAACCAAATTTTGAATTATATGCTGCCTTCGCGCAACTAGCGCAATATTTATGCCACTTGATGAAGCCGTGCTTACTCATACCATTTGGTTTGGCTAATGATATTTTACAATTGATACACAGTGTTCGATGTGGTTGTTTTGTAAGCATAAAAAGATATCCATAGAACTTTTATTCACTGAATTATTTATTTACCACAGATAAATATATAATAACAAAAATTTTTAGGATTATACATGGCGGCAAATCCGTTTAATTCAGTAGGTGGATTTAGTGTAGGTATACCTGCTACTAATGTAGCAGATTCTAACGGTAACATAGTTACTAATGTTATGTCTCCTAACGGAAATGTTGTTGCAAACAATATTTCATCTAACAACTTTTCTGCATCAGGTAATGTAATTTTAGGAGATGTTAGTAATGTCACTATATATGGTGGCAATAATGGATATTTCTTACAAACTGACGGTACAGGTAATTTAACTTGGGCAGCAGGCGGCAATGGTGGTGGCGGTAATGGATCACCCGGTGGTACTAATACCCAAGTTCAGTTTAATGACGCTGGTACATTTGGAGGTGACGCAGGTTTTACTTACGATAAAAACACAAATATACTAACTGTAGATACGATACAGTCTAGTGGTAATATTAGTGCTAACATAGTTTCTGCAAATTATTTGTATGGAGACGGCAGTAATATTACAGGTATAGTAGGTCTTTCTGGTACTAGTGGTTATTCGGGCAAATCAGGATATAGTGGTCAGCGAGGCATTTCAGGGTTTAGTGGACAAATTGGTATCTCGGGCTATAGCGGATATTCAAGTTACAGTGGCTTTAGTGGTAGATCAGGGTTTAGTGGTCAAACTGGTATTAGTGGTAAATCAGGATACAGCGGTTCAGGAGTTAGTGGCTATTCAGGTAAATCTATTTCCTTAACAGGCAGTGTAGCAAATTATACCTTATTACCAAATGGAACTCCAGCTGGTACATTATATGTAGTATTAGGTGCTGGCGGGGGTTATAATGCAGGCGATGGCGCAGTTAGTAACGGAGACAATACTTGGACTAATGTAGGTCCTATTCAAGGACCTAGTGGCATTAGTGGTTTTTCAGGACGTTCGGGCTTCAGTGGAGTAAGTGGATTTAGTGGTTCAGGAATCAGTGGCTTTTCTGGACGTTCTGGATTTAGTGGTTTAGGTTTAAGTGGTTATTCAGGCATAAGTGGCTTCTCAGGAATAAGTGGCTATAGCGGCGTTAGTGGTTTTTCAGGTACAAGTGGATATAGCGGACCTGAATATACTATATATACAGGAACTACTCCACCTGGCTCTCCTGTTGCTGGACTAATATGGTATGATACTACTACAGGAAAATCATACTTCTATTACGATGACGGCGTAAGTTCGCAATGGGTATTATTTGCAGATCCTACTGTTACTGACGGTGCTAGTGGATTTAGTGGCATTTCAGGATACTCAGGATCTGGCATTTCAGGATACTCAGGATCTGGGATCAGTGGATATAGCGGAAGGTCTGGATTTACTGGTGTCAGTGGATTTAGTGGAACTACTGGTGTCAGTGGATTTAGTGGTGTAAGTGGCTTCAGTGGATCAGGCGTAAGTGGTTTCAGTGGCTCAGGTATAAGTGGTTATTCAGGATTTAGTGGAACTACAGGTATAAGTGGTTATTCAGGATTTAGTGGAACTACGGGCATAAGTGGCT